CATTTTCAGCTATTAAATCTCTTCCAGATAATTTTAAGGTAGGAAAAGAACTTTCATTGATGGTAACACCCCTTACATCTCTACCAGATAATTTAGAAGTAGGAAAAAACCTTTTCTTACAAAGGACTCCTATCACCTCTCTTCCTCATAATCTAAAGGTAAGAGGATTCCTTGCGATTGGCGATACTCCTCTAGCTAAGAAATATACAGAAAAGGAAATAAGAAATTTAGCTGATATCGGAGGTAAAATATATAGATGAAACTACTAAAGATACTTTTAGAGCAAGAAAAGATTCTAGTACCTAGACGTATTAAAGAACGAGAGAAGCACCTTGCAAGAGCAGCTCAGCAAAAGATACAGGAATACATAAAGAATGGTAGTAAAGGAAACCTTGACTTAAAAGGTACGCCAATCACTTCTCTTCCTGACAACTTAAAGTATGTAGGGGGAAATCTTAATTTACAGGGTACACCTATAGAATCTCTTCCAGATAACTTAGAATATATAGAAGGAAGTGTTTCCTTAGAAGCTTCGAAGATTACTACTCTTCCGGATAATTTTAAGGTAGGAAGAAATCTTTATTTAGAAAACACACCTATCAAATCTCTTCCCAATAATTTAAAAGTAGGAGGAAATCTTGCTTTATCCGGAACACCTATCAAATCCCTTCCAGATAATTTAGAGATAGGAGCAAGTCTCGCAATAGGAAATACGTCTATTGAATCTCTCCCTAAAAATTTAAGAGTAAGAAAGTACTTTTGGATAAAGAATACTCCTCTAGCTATGAATTACACGGACCTGGAAATCCAAGAATTAGCTTATATTGGAGTTAGAGTTTTAAGAGAAGGTGCCTAGGATGAAACTACTAAAGATACTTTTAGAGCAAGAAAAAATTTTAGTACCCACACGTACTAAAGGACGAGCTGAGAAGTATGCAAAAATAATTCAGGAAAAGATACAAAAGTATATAGAAAATGGTAGTAAAGGAGATCTACATTTAGGCGGTTATCCTATAACTTCTCTTCCTAATAACTTAGAGTATGTAGGAGGAGATCTTGATTTAGAAAGTACGCTCATTACTTCTCTTCCGGATAGCTTAAAGTATGTAGAAGGAAGCATTTTTTTAGAGGATACTGAAATAGAGTCCCTTCCGGATAATTTGAAAATAGGAAGAAGTCTTATCTTATCGAAAGTAGATATTCCCTATCTTCCAGATAATTTAGAGATAGGAAGAAATCTATACTTAGATGGTACACCAATTACTTCTCTTCCAAAGAACTTAAAGGTGAAAAGTAAGCTCTTGATAAGGTGGACTCCTCTATCTGAAAAATACACAGATGAGGAAATAAGAAATCTAGCTGATATCGGAGGTAAGATAGTAAGATGAAACTTTTAACTATACTTTTAGAACAAGAAAAGATTCTAGTACCTAGACGTTCTAAAGAAGAACGAGCTAAGAACTATCAAATAGCTATCAATAAAGAGATACAGCAATATATAGAGAATGGTAGTAAAGGAGATCTATACTTAGATGGTACACCAATCACTTCTCTTCCTGATATATTAAAGTATGTCGGAGGAGATCTTAACCTATATCAATCTAAAATCAAGTCCCTTCCAGATAATTTAAAGGTAGAAGAACATCTAGTTTTAGCTAATACACCTATCGAATATCTTCCAGATAATCTAAAAGTAAAAGGAAGTATATTATTGACACGTTCAGCTATTAAGTCTCTTCCGGATAATTTTAAGGTAGGGAGAAGTCTCTATCTAGAAAACACATCCATCGAAGACCTTCCATATAATTTAGAAGTAGGAGAAGACTTTTGGATAAGAAACTCTCCTATTGCAGATAAGTATAGTGATGAAGGAATAAAAACCTTAGCTAATATCAAAGGTATAATTGTAAGATGAAACTTTTAAGTATACTTTTAGAACAAGAAAAGATTCTAGTACCTAGACGTACTAAAGATCGAGCCGAGAGGTATTTAAGAGCCCTTCAGGGAAAGATTCAAGAGTATATAAAAAACGGTAGTAAAGGATCTCTTAATTTACAAGACACACCTATTACATCTCTTCCGGATAACTTAAAGTATGTAGGAGGAAATCTTTCACTATCAAATACACCTATCAAATCTCTTCCTGATAATTTAGAAGTAAAAGGATCTCTTGAGCTAGCTGATACGCCTATTACTTTTCTTCCGGATAATTTAAAGGTAGGAAGAACTCTATACTTAAGTAATACACCTATAAAATCTCTTCCAAGTAGTCTAGAGGTAGAAGGAAATCTAGCTATAAGAGATACTCCTCTTGACTACAATCACGATGATATAGACATCAAAGAAATGGCTCCGAATATAAAAGGTAAAATTTATAGATAATGAAACTAAAAGAAAGAATAGTATACCTAATTACTATATCGGCACTTTTAGGTGCTCTTTACTATTATAATTTTTATACTGAATCTGAGTATGAAACTAAGTATAAAAAGGCTGTAGAGCAGTATACTAAGAGGATAGACTCTCTTAAAGCATTTAACGAAAGTTTAGATTCTGTTGTAGATTCTTTAGAAAATACCCTAAATGTTGCAGATAGTTTAATATCCGCTCAGGATAAAGAAATAGATCAACTAAACGAAGATTTAGATGAAGAAATTAATAATGTCGATCTGTTTGGCCATGATGAGCTTACCAGCTTTTTCTCAAACAGATACAACAGTAGTAGTACTTCCGGCAGAGACAGCACGTCTAGTAATTAAGGATCTAGTTACTCTAGATAATCTTAGATTACAGTTAGAAGCTACTCAGAATAAAGTAGATGCCTTAGAATTACGTTATACTACTTTAGACTCTATTCGCACTATTAGAGAGACTCAAATAGCTAATTACGAACAAATCATAGGAGACAAAGATAAAATAATACAAGAAACAGAAAAGTTTGCAGATAATTTACAGAAAGATTTAAACGGAGAAAAGATAAAAAAGAATATTTACAAGTACGGTAACATAGCTTCGGCAGGATTACTGATACTTTCATTAGTTTTAAAATAATATGGCAAAAGGCAAAGTTAGTGGCGGTAAAGTAGAACTTAACGGTTCACGTAGAAAAAGACCAGGAATTCATGCAAAAACGAAGTCTGGCAGTATTAAAGGTTCTAAAAATTACTTAAAAAGATATAGAGGCCAAGGAAGATAATGGCCCGTAGAATTCCAAAACCTAAAAATAAGCCAAATTTTGGTAATAAAGCTAAAAGAAGAAAGTTAATAGAACATAATCTTAAAGTTCTAAAAGAACTAGATTCTAAAAGCAAAAGTGACTAATGAGTCAACAAGAACAAATTAAAAAAGTTATAGCACAAGAGTACATTAAGTGTGCAAAAGATCCTGCATACTTTATGAAAAAGTACTGCTATATTCAGCATCCAACTAGAGGTAGAATTCTATTTAATCTCTACCCTTTCCAAGAAAAAGTACTTCATCTATTTAGAGATAATCAGTATTTAATTACTCTTAAATCTAGACAGTTAGGTATATCTACTCTAGCGGCTGCTTATTCTCTATGGTTAATGTCTTTCCATAAAGACAAAAACGTTCTTGCTCTTGCAACTACACAAGCAACAGCTCGTAACTTAGTTACAAAAGTACAGTTCATGTATCAGAACTTACCTAAGTGGTTAAAACTTAAAGCAGTAGAAGACAACAAGCTTAGTCTAAGACTAACAAACGGTTCAAGGATTAAAGCAGCTTCTTCTAACTCTGATGCAGCTAGATCAGAAGCGGTATCTCTTCTGTTGATTGATGAGGCCGCTTTTATTGATAATATCGAAGAAACGTTTACTTCTGCTCAACAAACTCTTGCTACCGGAGGTCAATGTTTAGCTCTATCAACTCCTAACGGTGTTGGTAACTGGTTTCACCAAACTTGGCAGAAAGCAGAATCTAGAGAGAATAGCTTCCTTCCGATTAGATTACCTTGGGATGTTCATCCGGAAAGAACTAAAAGTTGGAGAGAGCAGCAAGATTCTGACTTAGGTCCAAGAATGGCTGCTCAGGAATGTGATTGTGACTTTCTATCATCAGGAGATACAGTCTTCTTACCAGAAGATATGGTTTTTTACGAATCTACCTGCCTTAAAGAACCGATTGAAAGAAGAGGAGTAGATAATAATTTATGGATATGGGAACTAGCAGATTACAGTAGAGATTATATGGTTGTAGCAGACGTTGCTAGAGGTGACTCTACTGACTTCTCTACATTTCATGTCTTTGATATTGAAGATGCTAAGCAGGTAGCAGAATATAAAGGTAAGCTTTCTCCGAAAGATTTCGGAAACGTACTCGTAGGAATAGCATCAGAATACAACGATGCACTTTTAGTAGTAGAGAATGCAAATATAGGCTGGGCTACTATCGAACAGATTCAATCTAGAGAGTATAGAAACCTATATTATTCTTCTAGATCAGAACAAGAGACTGTAGAATCTTATATGAATAAGTTTGAAAATGATAAACTTGTTCCCGGTTTTACGATGTCTGCAAGAACTCGTCCATTAGTTATTGCAAAGATGATGGAGTATGTTCGAGAGCATTCTGTTCTTATATTCTCTAAGAGACTGCTTGATGAAATGCGTGTTTTTATTTGGAAGAATGGAAAAGCACAAGCAGTTGTAAATTATAACGATGACTTGGTTATGGCTTTTGCAACAGGACTTTATGTTAGAGATACTGCACTTAGATTGAGACAGCAGGGAATGGATCTAGCTAGAGCTCAGCTATCATCATTTAATTCCCTCAATAACCGCAATCCTTCGGTTATTACCACAAGATCACAAGATAACGATCCTTATAAGTATCAAGAGCAAGATATCTCTTGGCTTATTAGGTAAGTATATTTATATATAAAGATTTCCTAAATGGCGGACAGATCACTATTTACCCGACTTAAAAGATTATTTTCTAATGACGTAGTAATACGTAATGTAGGCGGGGACCAGATAAAAGTCGCAGACATAAATCAGATACAGACTACAGGTAAGTATCAGACTAATGCTCTCTTAGATAGATTCTCACGACTTTATATCTACAATAACAAGAATATTTTTAACCCTAATCTTAATTATCAGACACTTAGGGTTCAGCTATACTCAGATTATGAAGCTATGGATACTGATCCAATCATTGCTTCTGCTTTAGATATTATAGCTGATGAGTCTACACTTAAGAATGATCAAGGTGATCTCATAACAGTTAAATCTT